CCGCCAGCAGTACCTGCTCCTGTTGGGATTGCGTCATCTCTTATTGTTCTTGTTGCGAATGCCATAATTCTCTCCTAATTACTATTTATACTAGCGCAAAGTTTCTTTATCCAAATAAGTCATTATTTTGTCTTTACTCACACCATATTGCTTTGCGACTCTATCAATATTAGTGTCTATTTTCTCAATCGAATCACTCGATTTAAACAAATCATCTATCGCTTTTTTCATTCTAGGCGATAGTTTATTATATTCGGTAGATACTTTGTGTTGTACTTCCGTTAATTCTCTTTTATACTGACTAAACTTTTTCAGCATCCGCAGCACCTGTTTCACCAGCGTCACCTTCAGCACCTTGAGTCATCATTGGATCAGGTCCTGGTTCGGCAATTTCTGGTTTTGGATCACTCGGTACATCACTAGTAACCTCAATTTCTTGAGGAGTTTCGTCAGCTGGTGCTTCTGGTTCGTTCAACCAAGAACCAGCAACATCTGCTCTTTTACCATCTAAAGCATTTGAAATTTTTCCTGCAAGGGCGTCTTTAAATGCTTTCTCAGCACCAATATTATCTCCTTGCGATAGAGAATCTACCATATCTTTAACATAATTAACATCTTGAACTTCCGTATTAGGAACTTCTTTAGTTTCTGTTTCACTCATCATTTTCTCCTTTATTTAATATATCTTTTTCGATTTCGTGTTCTTGCCCTTCTCCTTCTAAAGGATCAGCAATCATTCCATCCTGAACTTCTTGAGCAATCTGACGGTCAATATCTTCAATTTCCTCATCAGTTTGTCGTAATACATTCTTTCTTAAATACTCTACTGAAAAATATTTACCAACATAAGGTGTTACCTCATTTGCAAGAGTTAATCTTTCTCTTAATATTTCAGCATTTTTCAATTCAGAAAAATGTCCATCTTGTAAGAAATCGTATTGTATATGGGATTTAATTGCATCCCAATCTTCTATTGTAATTATTCCTTTTAATACCAATTGTGTTTTTAGTAAGTCTTGGAATAATCCTGTAAATCGTTTTCTTAATCTTTGTACAAATTTAGAAAACTTAACTTCATCTCTAGTTATTTCAGCAGTTCGACCTAAGTTAAATCCTTGGTCATTGTCCAATCTACTTGTTGGAACATGGAGTGCTTTATAAACTCTCTTCTGGAAGTATTGAACATCTTGTATCTCGCCAAGATTTTGTCCTCCAGGTAGAGTAGAAATTTCTGTACCTCTACCGCCTTCTCTCCTAGGCAGCCAGAAGTCCTCGAGCATAGACATATGTTTTCTATCATCTCGCATTTCTCCTGTTGAGGCGTCATAGACAAGTTTATTTCTATATCTTGCCATAACATCTTTTAAGTAAGCTTCTGCTTTTACTTTAGGCAGATTGCCTACATCAATATAAAATATTCTTCTTTCAGGCGCTCTTACTATTCTGTAAATAACAACAGCGTCCTCTATCATTCGTAATTGGTTAACTGGTTTAATTGCTTTGTGTAGATAACTTAATACTACATTTTTATTTTGGTCAATTACACCAGAAGTACAATATGAAATAGCATCGGTAGTTATTTTAAGTCCCATATTAGAATTAGGTGAAGTCATACCTTTTTCATTATAGACATACCATTCATTAACCGATTGTGTCATTTCAACACCCGTCTTGTTAGCTCTATGTTTCTTTATCTCTCTAACTTTACGAATTTTGCGTGGGTCAATATATCTTAATTCTGTAAGACCAGCTCTAGGTTTATTAGGATCAATAACTTTATGATAATAAACTCTTCCGTCTATATACCATCTTTTAAAGATATCGTGTCCTTTTTCCTCAAACTGCATTAGTTTAAGAATTTCATCAAACTCATTTCTAATTTTTTCTTTAATCTTTTTAGATAAGTCTAAGTTGTCCATAGACAAAGAAACCGATTGGTCTCTTTCATCTGCTACTATTGCTTCATTTACTATATCATCAATAGCAGTATCAACTTCAGGATATATTGAAATTTCTCGATATCTTCTAATTAGTTCTTCTTCATTTTTCGCACCACCTTCCATGTCGAGGTACGATCCGAAGTAACCACCAGCAGATACCGTGGTAGTGCCATCATCAGCCGTAGGGACGGTGAAACTCTGGGGAGTTCCACCATCCTTAGCTTTTTGATTAGCTCGTGTTATTTGAAAGCCAAATAATTCAGCCATTAGATTTCCTTTTCATAATAATTTCTACTAATTATTTATGTGTTAAATTAAGTAGTAGTATCAGTTTCAAAAAATTGATATCTGAATGTGCAAGTGAAAGTTTCAACAGCGTTGTTGCTATCATATGCAAGATCAATAGCAGATAGTGATGTTGGGAAAAGACCTCTAAAAGTGTAAGTCTTTAAGATTCCACCATTTCTATCTAGTTGGTCAACAAAAGCGTCAACCTGATAATCAGCCGGGTTTGTTAACCCTTCGTTATCAGTCATATTGTTCATTCCATTCAACCATCTTTCTAAAGCGTTTCTCACTAAGAAATCGGTGTCGTTTAGAACTGTAACCGTCCAAGGTTCAAACTCTCTATCTCCTACGATATAAAGTGTTCTACCTCTAAAAGGTATCGGTGTCTCCCCTACTGTACTACCAGGTAACTGAGCAGCTTGGCATAAGAAAGCCATTTGCTGTGTTTCGCCACCAACGGCAGAATAACCAGGGAAAGGCATTGTTACCTTGAACTGATTGGCTCTAGCGCCCCCACCAGAAAGACGAGCTTTAAAGTCATTAATATTAGGCATTGTTTATTCTCCTCTCTCTAGTTAAGCACCCGCAACTTCAGAAAAGGCTACGCCTGATCTTGTTGCGATAAAGTTTAAAGTTATGAAGTTAATTGATCTGTTAGGTTTAACAAAAATGTCAGCCCTAAACTCATTACGATCAATAACATCGCCAGTATTGTTAGTGTCATCACATACTACTTGGAAGTCTGTGATTCCTCTACGACCTTGTACATCTCTTAGGAAAGGTTCTACAAGATTTCTAAATTGTGCTCTAGTGAACTCGTCATTGAATTCAAATAGTTGGAATTTAGCAGCAGTAGAAATTGCTTTCTCTATTGTGATGAATAACCTTCTAACATTGATACGATCAAATGCACTTGGTTTAGATTGTGCAGTTTTATCACCGAACATTAGAGTACCTTGACCTGGTAAAGTTACCACAGGATTTACTCTTGCACGATATAGCGTATCTCTTTGAGTTTTGTTAGGGTTAAATGCAAGTTTAACTGAACCACGAATTTGACCTCTATTCATACCAGCAGGTGAGAACCAAGCGTCAGCAACATTGTCCGTTCTAGCACATAAACCAGCAATATCTCCGTTCAATGGAACGAATCTATATACATCATTGTACTTGTCATACATATATTTGTGACCACTATCAATCACAGCATAAGAAGATGAAGATAATGCGTCAGCAAAACCTTTAACATTTTCAGTCTGTGCAATAGGATCAGAAACATTTACAACATCTGCTCTCGCAGGTGAAATAAATGCGACACAATCTTTACGATATTCTGCGATATCAATTACAGCTGTTGCTAAAGTAGCTCCAGTTGCGTCAGCAGAAGTTTCCGATGGACCAGTCATTAATAAATTAACATCTACTGTTTCTCCATCTTTGAATTTATCGTAACCAAGCGCTAACTCAGCGTTTGTTGGTGCATTGTCATCAGTACCACTTGTTAGTGAATTGGTATAATGAGCAGTTGCACTCGAACCAACATTATCAAATGCCTGTCCTGCTTTAGCAGCACCAGCGTTTGCTAATGTACCTTCGTGATCCATCCAGTAAATGTAATTACTGTTGTTGTAAAGAACATCAGCGTAATAGTTAGAAGCTCCACTTGCGTCTTTAGCGTCAGAAGCTTGTGAAAGTCCTTCAAAGAGTTCTAAAATTGTTCCAGCAGTACCGGAAATTTTACCATCTTCGTCTATTACTGCAATATGTAATTCATCATTAGATCCGTTGTTATTAGAAACATCGGTTGTAGTACCCGGAGCAGCGTCAAACTGATCGTGATATTTCCAGTATCTTTTGATTTTTGCGTTGTCAACGATAGCGTGTTTAGCACCAGTTGAACCGGTACTATTGTGTCTTTTTATTGTTAAATCGTTTGAGCTAATTGCCGTAATTTCATAATACTCTCCAGATGGAGCAGCATTGAAATTGCTAGAAGCGTCTCCAAACTCAATCAGATCACCAACTACAAATTCAGAACCAGTATCAACAGCAACCGTAGTAGCGCCAACAGCGATACCTGATCCGTTATTTACTAGTGAAGTAGCAGTAGATGAATAAGCGTTAGAGTTTGTACACATAGAAACTTGTAAACTGTTTCCGTGAGTTCCAGCAGTACGAGCAGCCCAAGAACCAACAGCACCTTGTCCACTTGCGTAGTTATCAAGATAGTGTTGAGTATTCTTAATTTGTACAGCGGTACCTGATACACAAGCATTTACATTACCTGTTGTAGCACGAACCACCTTTAGAGTATTACCGTACTGAAGGAAATTAGCAGCCGTGAACCAATGTTGGTATGTATTACCATCTGGTTTACCGAAAGTATCTACTAATTCTTTTTCAGATGAAACCGTGACGATCTCATCCATAGGACCTTTATCAGATACAATAACTACGCCACCGATTGAAGTTGCGACAGCAGGTATAATATTTGTTAGGTCTGTTTCTTGTACGAGAACACCTGGTGATAATTGGAATGCCATAGTGATTTCTCCTTAATAATTATTTAAATTACCCTTATTTTTTGTCAACCCTTTAAACTATTTATAACTATCAAAAATTAGACATTATCTAACGACATCAACGGGTGACCAGACATCGCCATATTCATCTATTTCAGACTCAGTATCAGATAACCCGTCATCCATGAAACCAAACGGAGCCATATCTTGCTCTAATGCGTTTTGTTGCTCAGCAAATAAGGCATTTCTCATATCAATATTGACTAATTCTTTAAAGTATTGTTGATTTGCGACCCAGGCGAATATTACTAGACACATAACTAAATCATCATTACAACCATCTTCAGCTTCGTAAGATTTACCCTTAGATATAAAGGTTGACAACTCAGCGATGGTATCAAAGTCTTGTATTATCATCTTATCACCTTCTAATAGTGATTTTAAGTTAGAACACCCTACTCTCTTTGCAGCTTTTGTCATTCTAAGACCTAGAGAAGATCCTCTACCACTAAATCCACCACCTAATATTTGTCCTGATCTACCCTTTTGCGTACACATTAACATATTATCATATTCACATTCAAACTGTAAAGCGTCTGCTACTTGTTGTCCTAAATCATTTGTTTCTACCAATACATATGCCATATTATATTTTCTACAAATTTCATTTATGATATTAGGAAAGACAACAGGTTTAATTTCATTACTTCTATATTTCGCAACAAGTCTATATGGCATTTCGCTTGTATCAAATATTGTAAATGCTGAGTAGTCATTGTTAGTACCTCTCGATACATCAACTGTACAAGTATAAACATGGTCTTTCTTAGGCATTTCAAAAATATCTATATCACCACTTCTTTGTGGATCAATATGTGCTAATGCTTTTAATTTAGTTGGGGCAATTAATGTATTAACAGAACCTAAGAATTCACATTCAAACTCAGTTTGAAATTGTTGCTCACTTGTATTCTTAATTGTTTCTTCTTTCCACTTTTCATCTCTACCTGGAACTTCCGACCAATGTACTTCAATAGGAACATA